GTGAACAAACGATTCCGTTGAGACGGAAAGATACTGAGAATTCAAAGCGTTTCATGGAAAATCTCCTAGTTGGACAAGAAAAGAAACAGCGGCAAGGCTTCCCGCCTACGCCGCCAGAAAAACAACGGGGACAAATTGTCCCGATTCACTTGGCGAAAGCCTGAGCGATGGCGGTCGATGCCAACTTGCGTGCATCCTCGTACTCGGCGCACATCTTGGCCAGCTTTGCGGCCACGGCCAGAATCTCGGCGGGGACTTCGATTTCCTCGGCGGGCTCGGTTGCGCCTGACGACTTGCCCATGATGTCGTTCACGATGCGCTGAAGCGCCTTGCGGCACGCCTCGTACTTCGCATGGGTCTTGTCGAGCACCTTCGTACCCTTGGCCTTGCCCTCGCCGTCAACGAGTGGCACGAGGTACTTGGGATAGCTCGCCACATCTCCGATGATGGCCTTGGTGATGACGTCACGCTCTTTGCCCTTGAACGTCTTGCGCAGTTGCTCGATGCCCTCGGCGTATTCGAATGCGGCTTTGATGACTGCGTGAACTGTGGTTTGTGTGTTTGCTTTTGACATGATGATTTCCTTTGAGTTGATGTAGCTTGCAGGGCCAATCCCTACTCGCTGTCTCTACTGTACGGCACCCCTAGTTCGATAGGCTTAAACAGGGACAAAATGTCCCGAAATAGCGATACTTTAGACCCCACAGTACCCCCATCCCCCCTTATATGGCGACGACAGCGCCGTAGTACTGAACACTATTCCCCACCCGCTCCCAGCACTTTTGTAATACTTAATAACACAACAACGCCACCCCCATAAATTTTTAAAAAATTTGGAATAACCTCTTGTCAAACGGTTGACACCGCACAAATAAAAAAACCCCCGGCATTTCTGACGGGGGCTGAACGGCGATTTCTCGACCGAGGAGAAGCAATGGTTGCCCACTACTTGGAAAGTAGTGTACATTACGCGCATCGCAGGTACAAGGGACTTATGCGCCAATGCTAGACCATCTCATCGACTTTGAACCGGAAGTGGGCGACCACTCTGGAAAACCGTCGCCAATTGAAAAGCACCACCCCGCCGATGTAATCGACGCCAAAGTAAAGACTGCCGACTGGCTCAAGGGCCTTGGTGCTGTGGACACAGATACTGTGGTCAGCAACGCCGAAACCCAAGCAGCACGGGCATCCTTTACAAACCTCGTGTCTTCCGCGCCAGCAGAAATCACGCATGAACACCTATCTCAAATCAAAACGCCAGCCGCTGTCCAGCATCTGGTGGGAATGCTCACGGCCTATGACTGGGAGTTTGTACAGCAGGCCAAAGAACTCCGTGGATACACCGTGGCCAAGCTCTTGGAAGAGTGTGAGAACCCCAACGCCAACATCCGCCTCAAAGCCTTGGGGCTGCTGGGTAAAGTCACCGAAGTCGGACTGTTCACCGACAAGATCGAAGTCAAGAAGCTGGACTTGACAGAAGACGAGATTGACCGCAAGCTCAAAGAGAAGCTGGCCAAGTTCATGAACGTGTCCGACGCCGAGTACACGGACATCGAAGAAATCGACAAGCCAGAAGCGCCAGCCGAAGAAACCCCGGAACCCAAAGATGAGTGAGCGCCTACTCACACCGCAAGAGGCTACAGCGCTATATGCCAAGCTGCCGATGATGAGTCCCAGAGAGAAGCTTGAGACGTTGGACATGCTGGACAAGTCAGAGTCGTTCAAGTCCGTCAGGTTAGCGCGTACTAACATGATTGAGTTTGCCAAGCATGTCTACCCCGGATTCAAGGTCGGGCCGCACCACAGAAAGCTGGCCAAGATATTCCAAGACGTGATCGACGGCAAGAAGAAGCGCGTCATCATCAACATCGCACCCCGTATGGGTAAGTCCGAGTTCTCGTCCTTCCTGTTCCCCGGTTACTTCCTAGGTAATTACCCTGAGAAGAAGATCATCATGGGAACGCACACGGCGGGCTTGTCCGAGGACTTTGGACGGCGGGTTCGTAACTTACTCGAGGATGAACAGTACCATGAGCTCTTTCCTAAAACAGGCGTGGCAGATGACCAGAAGGCTGCTGGAAAATGGAGTACTAGTGCTGGGGGCCAGTATTATGCTGCTGGCGTGGGTGGCGCTCTGGCTGGGCGTGGTGCTGACCTATTTGTTATCGACGACCCTCACTCGGAACAAGACGTAAAAGCCAACAGTCGTCTAGCGTTTGACACGGCGTGGAGTTGGTTCCAAACAGGCCCGTTGCAGCGTCTGATGCCGGGGGGCGCGATCATTGTCATCATGACCCGCTGGGGGCCGTTGGACTTAACCGGACGGCTGATCCAGTATCAGGTGAGCAACCCAGACTCCCCGCGCTGGGAGATCGTTGAACTGCCAGCCATCCTGCACGAGGACACGGAAAACGAGAAATCTCTCTGGCCGGAGCAGTGGCCGCTGGAGGCACTGAAGTCTGCCAAGTCCTCGATGGATCCCCGGTATTGGAACGCGCAGTACATGCAGCAACCAACGAGCGACACGGCGGCGGTCATCAGCAGGAAGCAGTGGCGCATCTGGCCAAAGGACGACCCGCCCCCGTGTGAGTACATCATCCAGTCATGGGATACGGCCCATGAGACCAAGAGCACATCTGACTACAGCGCCTGTACGACATGGGGCGTTTGGTACAACGAGGAAGAGAATGACAAGCCCCAGCTCATCTTGCTGGATGCTTTCAAGGACAGGATGCCGTTCCCCGAACTCAAGCAGATTGCGTTCAAGCACTGGAAGGAATGGCAACCCGATGCGTTCATCGTGGAGAAGAAAGCCGCTGGCGGGCCATTGATCCAAGAGCTACGCAACATGGGCATCCCTGTACAAGAATTTACACCCAGTCGTGGAAACGATAAGATGGTGCGCGTCAACGCCGTGGCGGACATGTTCGCTTCAGGCTTGGTGTGGGCTCCAGACACACGCTGGGCACGAGAAGTGATTGAAGAGGTCGCGGCTTTCCCTGTGGGAGAGAACGATGACTACGTGGACACGACCACGCAAGCACTCCTGCGATTCAGACAAGGCGGATTCATCCAGCTCGACACGGATGAAAAAGACGACCCGATTTATTTCAAGCGCCGAGCGGCGTACTATTAAAGGCACAAAATGGCAACAAACATCGACAAGGCCCTGTACCAGAACCCCGTGGGGATTGATGACGCAGCTCTCAACGAGGAGGCTATCGAGATCGAAATCATTGATCCCGAGCAGGTAAACATCCACGCAGGCGACCTTGACATCAGCATCACCCCCACCGAGCCTGAGTTCGACATAAACTTGGCCGAGGAAATGGACGACGGTGAACTCCAGACGCTGGCTGGCGACTTGGACGGCGACATTGAGAACGACAGGAACTCCCGCAAGGACTGGGAGAAAGCCTACGTCGAGGGTATCAAGCTCTTGGGCCTCCAGTACGAGGAGCGTACAGAGCCTTGGAACGGAGCCTGTGGCGTGTTCCACCCGATGATTACCGAGGCCGTGGTGCGCTTCCAGTCAGAGGCGATCATGGAGGCGTTCCCAGCCCAAGGGCCGGTGCGTACAAAAATTCTGGGCAAGCAGACCCCAGAGAAGCAATCAGCGTCTTTGCGGGTTGAGAACGACTTGAACTACGAGCTGACAGAAGTCATGCGCGAGTTCCGCCCCGAGCATGAGCGCATGCTGTGGAGCCTGCCCGCTACCGGTTCAGCGTTCAAGAAGGTGTACTTCGACCCGAGCTTGGACAGACAAGTGTCGATGTTCATTCCAGCAGAAGACATCATCCTGCCCTACGGCGCGACGGATTTGGACACCTGCTACCGCGTGACACACGTCATGCGCAAGACCAAGAACGAGATTGTCAAGCTCCAGCAAGCGGGCTTCTATTGCGACATCGAGCTGCCAGATACTGACAAAAGTCAGACAAATATCCAGAAGGCCAAGGACAAAGAGACCGGCTTCAGTGACATGAACGACGACCGGTACACGCTGTATGAGTGCCACGTTGACCTGAACCTGCCCGGTTACGAGGACATGGACGATGACGACGAAGAGACCGGCATCGCGTTGCCATACGTAGTTACCCTAATCAAAGGAACAAACAGCATTCTGGCCATCCGCCGGAACTGGAAAGAAGATGACCCACTCCGACTCAAACGACAACACTTCGTTCACTATCAATACATCCCGGGTTTTGGAGCTTACGGCTTTGGCCTTTTCCACCTCATCGGTGGATACGCAAAGTCAGCCACCAGCATCATTCGCCAGTTGGTTGATGCAGGAACTCTCTCAAACCTGCCCGGAGGACTGAAGTCCCGTGGCCTGCGCATCAAGGGAGACGACACCCCCATCGCGCCCGGTGAGTGGAGAGACGCAGACGTAGGCTCAGGCAACATCCGCGACAGCATCCTGCCCTTGCCATACAAAGAACCGTCAATGGTTCTGTCTGGCCTGTTGGACAAGATCGTGGACGAGGGCCGTCGCTTTGCCGCAACAGCCGACATGAAAGTGTCGGACATGAGCGCCCAAGCGCCTGTGGGCACCACACTAGCCTTACTCGAGCGCCAGCTCAAGATCATGTCTGCTGTGCAGGCACGTATGCACTACAGCTTCAAACAAGAGCTGAACCTGCTGGCCGACATCATCAAGGACTACACAGACCCTGACTACGACTACGACCCAGACAGCGATGCCCCACGCAAAGCCAAACGGGAAGACTACGCCCACATTGACATCATCCCCGTGAGCGACCCCAACGCGGCCACCATGAGCCAGCGCGTTGTCCAGTACCAAGCTGTGATCCAGATGGCACAGATGGCTCCGGAGATTTACGACCTGCCCAAGCTACACCGTGGGATGCTTGAGGTGCTGGGTATCAAGGATGCCGACAAGCTCGTGCCCTTGCCTGACGACCAGAAACCTCGTGACCCCGTGGCCGAGAACATGGCGGTTCTCAAGGGCGAGCCTGTCAAGGCGTTCTTCTACCAAGACCATGAGTCCCACATCAAGGTGCACATGTCCGCGATGCAAGACCCCATCGTCATGCAGTTGATCGGCCAGAACCCCAAGGCTCCGATGATTCAAGCAGCCATGATGGCCCACGTTGCAGAGCACGTTGGCTACGCATACAAGCTCAAAATCGAGCAACAGTTGGGTATGCCCCTGCCACCAGAAGACGAGAAGTTGCCACCTGAGATCGAGATTCAGTTGTCAGCCATGATGGCCCAAGCTGCGCAGCAGGTTCTCCAACAGAGCCAAGCTCAGGCCGCACAACAACAGGCTCAGCAACAACAGCAAGACCCGTTGATTCAGATGCAGCAGCAAGAGTTGCAGCTCAAGCAACAAGAGTTGCAGCTCAGACAGCAGGAAGTCCAAGGCAAGTTGCAGATCGAGCAACAACGCTTGCAGATGGACGGCATGGCCAAGATGGAACAAGTTAAGCAAGCCGACAAGAAAATTCAAATGGACGGCATGGCCAAGATGGAACAGGTTAAGCAAGCCGACAAGAAAATTCAAATGGACGCATTGGCCAAGGCTGGCCAACTCAAGCAAGACAAGGCTCGCCAAGAATTTGAAAACAAGAAGTTGCAAGTGGATGCCCTGAATAAAGCAGGTCAACACAAGATGCAAAAAGCCCAGCTTGCAAATCAAGCTGCACAACAAAAGGAGAAACCTGAACAATGATTGAAGAATTCGCACGCGTATTGCGCGAACAAATACGCACCGACATGAACAACTACGCCGATGACTTGGCTGGTGGGATGTGTCGCAATTTTGACGAGTACCAAAAACTTTGCGGAGTCATTCAGGGTCTG